CCAGCAGAACTAAGTCCACCATGCTCACTTCCAGCCGCTGGCTTGTAAGTGACCTGCCTCGTCGCGTCCGTCGTTAGCGTACTCTGGAAGGTCACGCTCTCCGAGTAGGTCCCCGCATCCGCCTCAAAGACGATGGCCTCATCGTTCGCAACGAGGTCGGCGCTCGTCCCGATGTTCGTCACGTCGGCCTCCGCCAGCGTGAACGTCGTGTAGTCACGGCCCGTCGGCCCGATCGTCTTCGTGATGACCGTGACCACGGATCAAACCTCCTTGTCCGTCGTGATCGCCTGGATCTCCGCCCAGGTCTTCGTGATCGCAGCAGCCGCCGGATCGTCGTGATCCACCCAGGTCAGGTGCGCTGCGTCGGTCAGCGTGACCTGATAGCGGCGCTTGCCGAGCTGCTCGCGCCCAAGGTCCGGGTCGTCCGGGTCGATGAGGTCGCCCTCCCACGAATCCATGAGCGCGATCACATCAGGATCGTCGTGCTCCTTGTCGGAGCAGTAGACGAACGCGAACCCGGAGCTAGTGCCGGTCACGCTGCCGCCGGGGTTCAGGTGCCCATCGAGGACCTGGACGACATCGTTGTCGGAGTAAGTAAGGCCGCCGCTCGGCGCTGCGGTGATGATGAGTGCGTGTGCCATGAAAATTGAGGCCTTGAAAGGTCGAAACAGTATCAGCGAAGACGTTGTTGGTTCAAGCTACGGAACACAGCCCGGTTGGTCCTGCGCGATGCCCCTGCCGCGAACTGCGGGTTGTCGTGGATACGCTTCAGGTTACGCTCGTCGGTGACCAGCACGGGCAGGACTTCGGTACCTCCACTACGACCGAGAGCGCCAGCAGCCAAGGTCGAGCCATCGGCAGCGCCGCCAGCAGCAAACCCTCGAGGCTTGCGAAGCGTACGGAAGTTCGGGATCGAGGTGTGGACGCCACGCCGGATGGACTCAAGCGCAGAGAACAAGCCTGGCACCCGCTGGTTCATCTCGGGCGTCGCCACGTATTCGCCACGGCGCAGGAGCGCGGGGATGCGATCCGCTGCGTGGACGCCAGGGGGCGACGAGGCCAGCTTGGGCGCCGTGAGCGGGACAGCCCCGCCTTCGCTGAAGCCGACGGGGCCGCCGAAGTAGCCGCCGTCGGCACCTCCGCCGCTAAGGTTGCCTGTCTTGGCAGCCACATCGGCCGCTGCGATGGTCGCTACGAGTTTGGCGAACTCCTCCGTCAGCACCTTCGTGACCGCAGTGAGAGCAGTTTGTTCGGCCGCAAGGTTGGCCGCCTGACCGTCGCCCCCGAGCAAGCCCTGGAAGAATTCGAGGATGGGCTCAAGAATCAAGTTCTCGATGAGCGCAGTGGCGATGTCGACGCCGATCTGCGTACCGATGAGCTTGAGGCCTTCGCCCAGATCAAGGTTCTGGTTCGGGTCAAACGCAATCGCCACGCCTGAGCGGATGCCCTGGCGAATCGTGCTGATGGTCTGCTGAGTGACCTGCTGGGTCAGGACGCCAGTCTGAAGCTGTTCGCGTTCTCCGCTGATCCCGGCCTGAAGGCCACCCCTGAACGTGGTTCGCTGCGCGACTTGACGCGCTTCCTGCTGGATCAGCTTGGCGCGCAGCTGGAGGTTCTGGACCTGATCCTTGAGCGTTGCGAGGCGACTTGATTCAAGAGCGTCGATCTGGGCAAGCAGGACCTCGTCCCCGCCGAGTAGGTTCGCAAACTCGCGCGCGAAGTTGGCTTGCCTCTGGATGCTGTCGCGCTGGTCGACGACCTCTTGCAACTCTTGCGTGATCGTCAGCGCCTGGCCGTAGAGGTCCACAGCTTGCGCGGCGTCCTGGGCGAAGCCCGCGCTGAAGTCGATACCAGCACGGACCGCAAGAATCTCGTTCTCGATCTGGAGACGAGTGTCGACAGCCTCGTTTCCTGCCAGCAGCAGGTCTGCTTGACGCTTGAGCTCTTCGGTGTACTCCCGGTTGACCGCAACCAGGTCTGCTTGCAACGCATCGCGCTGCTCAATCAGCGCGGCCTCTTGGGCACTCCCAGCCGCTGCTTGCAAGAACGCGGGAGCCAAGTCGGCCAGCGCTTTGCGGTTCGCACGAATCGCTTCAGTGCGCTGCTCGGTCAGGTCTAGGGCCACTTGAGCGAGGTCCGCTACCTTGCCTTGAGCGTTGCCAAGCCTCTCGAACTCAAGGCGCGCCGACTGCACTTCGCCGGACAGCTGGAACTTGTCGGCAACCTCGTCGATCGCGAAGACCTTGCTCAGGTCCAGCAGCCCCTGGATTCGATCGAACACACCTGAAAGGGCTTGGTCGATCTGTTCGCCAAAGCCCTCTCCGAACAAAGCAATCAGCCCGCCCTCTTCGAGGTCTGCTGCTAGTTCTTTGCGACTTTCAGACTCAAAAGCATCGCGGGCCGCCTTAGCAGCGTCCACCTGAGCTTCAAGGCTGGGGATAATGCCGAAAGGGTCGTAAACCCCAGTTTGGCTAAACTGGCGCATAAACTGACCTTCGGAGATCTCGCCAGCAAGGAACTTGTCGAATGCGTCTCGTGCGTTGTCTAGGTTCTTCTCGGCGTTTTCCAGCTGCAAATTGAGTAGCTCTAGGTCTTTGCCAAAATTTGCAAAGCCTTGGATCGGGTCATCAACGATGCCAGCGACCCCGTCGCTAAGAGCGTCTACCTTCTTGATCGCTTCGTTTAGGGCGAACGCGATGCCTATCAAAACAGCGGCTAGGACGCCAAGCGGCCCGAGAGCGACAGTAGAGGCAACGCCGGTAGCCTTGAAGGCCGCCGTAAGCAGCGTCGCAGCCGTCCGTACCTCGAACAGCAAGAACTTGACGATCGTGAGGACTTTGACGAACCCGGCGAAGACAAGGGTCAGGCCTGCGAGCTTCCCTAGGCCTCGGAAGATGAACTCAAACACGTCACCGACGGCGCCAAGGGCGTTGAAGACGAGCCTGAACGCGTTCGATACCGTCCGAAGGATCTGCGAGATGAACTGGAAGCCCGCCGATAGCCCTGAGAAGAACTCGGTGATGAAGATTCCGACCGGCTCTAGGAGGCGTGCGAGCGACGTCAAGACCTCAAGGCCGGACAGCAGAGCCTCGGTGAACGCCACCACCGAAGGCGCGATACTGCCGAACAGCGCGCTGATGTCTTTGACGATGCCTCGCAGGGGCCGGAACGCACGCCGGTAGCCCTCGACCAGTTCTTGGGAGATGTCTCCGTCAGGGCTGATCAGCGCCGACTTGAGTGTCTCGCCGACTTCGACGAGGTCTTCGCGTAGGCCAGTAGCGCCCTCGCGGCCTGCGAACTCCAGCGCGTCCTGGAGGTCGGAGAAGATGACCGGCAGCGTTTCGCTCAAGGCTTCCGACGCCTCGCGGATGCCCTCGAACTTGTCTTCGAGGAAGTCGACGAGCTCGCCAGTCTCCTTGACGCGACGGATGTCGTCGTTGGTGATGCCCAGCGCAACCGCGATTCGCGTGTCGCGCGAGCGGATGGTGCCCTGGAGCACCGAGCGGATCTCCTCCGCGAGCTGGTTCTGCGGGACGCCGAGGAGCGTACCCGCTTGGCTGAACTGGAGCGCGATGTCACGGAACTCGTCCAAGCTCAGGCCAGCCCCGAGTCCCTGCGCGACGTTCAGCTGGTAGTTGGTGACCAGCTGCTGGAAGGTTGCCGAGGTGCCGAGCGCCTGCTTACGCAGCCCTTCAAGCTCCCTCCTAGCAAGGGACACACCAGCGGTGAATCTCTCTGCGCCTTGAACCAGCTTGTCGTTCTCGTCGACTAGCTGACTTGACCCGAGGATCAGACCCGAGATCGCGTTCTCGGCAACCTCGAGCTCAGAGCCGAACCTGACGGCCTGGGCAATCTGGCCGGTAAGCAGGTCCAACCCACGCGTCAGGCCTCGGTACACAACGAGACCCGTGACGACGCCTCGGATGGTGCCCACCAGGCGAGACCACTGCGTGGTCTGTTGCTTGACCGTGCGCGTGGTTTTGGCCGTGGCACCCTCGGCCCGAGCCTGTTCAGAAGCTACTGCCGACGTAGCCCCTGCAAGGGCCCGAGCCGCGAAGCCTGACCGCTCCAGCGCACGGGCTCGTTTGATCTCTGCCGCAGCGCCTGCGCGCGCTTCCTTGGTCAGAACGGCGGTGGCCTCGGTCAGTTCCTTGGTGAGCGTGATCGTCTCTTTGAGGAACTTGTTCTGCTGCTTGACCGAGCGCCTTGTGCGTTTGGGCTCGCCCTGACCCGTGGCGCGGCTAGTAGCTCTCTGAGAAGCCGCTCTCCGCTGCGCACGAGTCAGGGCAGCGAGCTCTCGACGGGCCTCACGGATCTGCTTCAGGAATGCGTCCAGTTGCGCCTGAGACTTGAACTCCGTCTCAAGTACGAACCTGATTCCTTCCTGATCGACCATGGCCTAGCGCCCTCGTTGGGCGCGTTCGAGATCTCGCAGCCTCTTCTTGATGTCCTTTCCGCGACCTTGGGCTGCGAGGGCCGTGGTGGACAGTTGGTTGGAGCGCTCCTCGATCTCAGCCGCGGACTCGACCTCAGCGAGGTCCAGCAGTTGGCCGACCGAGAGGCGCATCATGGCGTCTAGCTGGAAGCCGCGACGTCCGACAAAGGCGAGGGCTTCGGAGACAAGGTTCCAAGAGTCGGCGAAAGACCCTCCTTCAGCGTCTCCTCGACCACGCTGAGGTCGACCGTCCCGTTCTCGCTCGTCAGACCCATGTCGAGTACGCGGCTGACGAGAGGGGCCAAAGGGCCGAACACCGCCGTGTTTGCCCGGAGTGCTCCGATGAGGCACTGCATGAACACGCCGCCGCCAGCCGAAGAGATCAACTGGTCGGCTGTGATTTCCTGGCCACGCAGCGAATCGCAGATGAACTCGGCCAGCAGCTTCTGGTTGGTGCCGCCCATGAGCGCCTCGCCCATCTGGTGGATGGCCTCGTCGCGCTTCTGGTCGTGGTAGGTCGCGAGCTCAGGCGAGACGTTCAAGTGAGTCTCCTCCTTGGAGAACTCGTCGTCGCCTTGCTGCGAGTGAGTGGTGAGGGACCCCGCGTCGTCACGGGCGCTGCGCATCAGCTGGAGAATCGCGGAGCAGGCGAGCTCTGCGATCGGGCGCAACTTCGAGAACATGGAGACAGAGACCTCATGGAACTCCAGGTCGTGGCCGTTGACCGCCGACACTTGAGTCCGAGGCTCCATCCAGGAATGGGTGGTAGTCATGGCATCACCCTAGCAAAAGGGGGCCAGCCTCGCCTGACTGGCCCCCACCCTTTCCCCCACCGGGCCGCTAGGCCCGGGTGGAATCAGAAGGCGACGTCGTACTTGTGGAAGAAGCCCTTGAGGCCATCGGTGCCATCCATCCAGGAGGGCTGCTCCACAGAGCCTTCGAGAGTCGCCGTCGAGAAGTCCGTGCCGTCCGAGATCAGGTCGATGTCGCCGGAGGGGATCAGGCGCGTCTTGAAGATCTCGACCACGGAACGGAAGCCCGGGCGGTTGGAGTCCTGCTGCTCGAAGCGAATCGCGATGGCACGACTGGCTTTGGCAAGACCCTGAACGACCGGGCGCTGGGCCGGAGCCGTCGCGGTCGGGCTGGTGTAGTTGACGCGCAGCAGGACGTACTTGTCAGCAGCGTTGGCCGTACCAACAGTGCCGATCGCAACGGCCAGCGGGCTGCCAGCCGGGATGAACAGCGTGCCTTGCGTGGCGTTGATCGAGAAGTCGCCAGCCGCTGCGGTGTAGCCGGTGCCGCCGCCAGCGGCGTCGTTCCCGTTCGTGACAGAAGACAGCTCGATCTCCACCTGAGAGGCGTCCACGCCGAAGATGTTCTTGTCCGGAGTCCAGGTGACCGTAGCGGTGCCGGGTGCCGCGGTCGAGTCGACCGTCAGGCCAGCGGGGGCATAGCCGATGTTCGTGTAGTCGGAGGTGTCTTCCTCGACCCAGAACTTGTAGTGGCGTCCGGTGATCGACCGCTGGTCGTCCAGAGGATCGTTGCCGCTGTAGTTCGGGTTCGGGCAAGCGAAGACACCAGCGGTCGTTCCCGACTGGGGCGGCGAGGCCTGGTTGATCGCTTCGGCCGCGTAGATGAGCTCAAGGTTCTCCGTGTCGAGGATGTGGTCGAACGTCATCGACAGGTCGACGTTGGTCTCGACCGCGATACGCGCATCACGCACCCGCTGCTCGCCGCAGGAGGTGTAGTGCTCGGCCTCGGTGGTGTCGAAGGAGATCTGAGCCGAGGAGACGTCGCCGACGTCGCGGAACGGGCCCGGGATGTCGTTGTCGTCAAGGAGCGCGACAAACACGCACGCCCTCGGGATGGACAGGTTGTTGGTGTTCTTCTGACCGGAAGTGTTGAAGGGCATGGTGGTTACCTAGCGAGGGTTTCGAAGGTGAGGAGTAGGATCGTACCCTTCGCCGGGTCGATCTTAGGCCTGTAGGGAGATTCGACGTCCTGGAGCCTTAGCCAGAAGTCGGTGACTTGAACGCCCTCGCGCGCGACCTTTTCGATGAGCCGATCAGTGATGACCTGCCGGTCCCACTCAAGCGTCACCTTCCAGCGCCAGCGGCGGCGAGTAGCAACGTCACCGCAGTTGCGCCCAGGCTGGAACTCCTGAGCCAGCGGGTGCGCGTACACACTGCGGGGCGTGTCGTAGTTGGTGTCCTGCGCGAGGACAAACGAGCCGTCGGTATCGCGGTTGACCACGAGACGCGGGACGGCCTGGGCCCGGAAGAAGTCGTCTACTTCGTTCTGAAGCGCGATCTCCCGGCTGGCTTCCGTGATGTTGACTACCGTCTGTGCCACAGCCGATGCCTCGTGTACGAACTGAGGTAGAGACTGTCGCGCGCGGCCGAGGTGAGATGGCCCTCGCGGGAGTCAAGCAGGGGAGCTTCGTCGCTGGGGGAGAGCAACACGGCCCCTACTCCGTTGATCTGCGTGGACGAGCCGACGGCGTCGGCGTCCTTGTCGGTCCGCATCTCGGCAAGGATCTGACCAGCAAGATCGTTGGCCTGTGCCTTGCACTCTTCGACCCACATCTTTCGCTGCACCGAGTCGGTGAGACGGAAAGGCGCTTCCTGGTTGTACGTGTCCAGCATCGAGCCCGAGTCGTCCATGAAGGCGGTCGGGAGATCCGGAATCAGGTACCGCTTGACCAGCACGACCTCGAGTTGGTCGGCGGTCACACGCAGCACCTCGTAACGCGAAAGAGGGGCATCGACTGCTGTGAGCGCGCGCAGCTTCAAAACGACCTTGTCCCCCAGGACGCGGATGATCAGCATCCGCGCTTTGAGCATCGAGTCGTTGAGAATGTCGTCTGCCGCGTCAGATTCGATGAGACCGCCGAGCCTCAGCGAGGCTTTCAGGGTGTCCTTGTCTGCGACGAACAGGGGCTCGGCGGTAGCAGCCATCAGGTCTTGGGCACGACGTCGCCGCCGAGCTCGTGAGTCGCTTGGGCCTGACGGCCTTTGTCACGGTCAGACTGAAGGATGTCCTCCAGCTGGGTCCGCGGCATGGCGTCGAGTTGGGCTTGCGTGACGCCCGGCTGCGCCTGCTTGACGATGTCGCGAAGCTCACGCTCGCTCTTCTGAGCGAGGAACTTCGGGTCGTAGCCGAGCGGCGTGGCGGGGTTGTTCACGTAGGGAGCGTCGTCGTCGATGTTGTCGACGATGTCCTGATTGTTCAGGGTCGACATGTCCGCGATGGCCTGAGGGGCTTTCATCGGCTGGTTGTTGACGACGTCCTGGACTGTTTCCATCGTCGCGGGCGCGAGATGGCCGGTCTTGATCAGACGCTTCAGTTCTTCGTCCACATCGTCGGAAGACCAGCCATTGTCAAGCAGTCGCTGCTTGCTACGGATGATTTCCCCATGTCGGAACGCGACCTTACTGTGGCGAAGGATCGTGCCGCGAACGACGTAGAAGGTGTCGGTGTTTGCCATAGGAGGAGAGGGTGGTTGTCGGGGCCCCGGCTATGGTGCCGGGGCCCCTTCAGGATCAGAGAACCGTCAGCTTGACACAGAAGTCGGGACGGAACGGAGCGATGAGCGGGCGGCTCTGCACGATCATCTGCATGTCGGACGGGTAGTCACGCATCCAGGACTTCGAGAAGCGCTCGGTGTTGATCGCGCGCCCCCGGGCCGTCTGGAGGTCGTAGACCGGGCCGAAGAACTTCCGGATGTCGTTCTCACGACCTTGGTGGAAGAGGTAGATGGCGTCCGGATCGACGAGGTCGACCGGCGAGCCACCGAGCAGCGTCACCTGGCGCGAGTACTCCCAGAGCTCGATCCCGGCCAGTCGGCCGATCGGCGTCACCGCACCCTGCATCGCGTAGGGCGCGTTGATGTCGATGTAGGAGTTCGAGCGGTTCTCGTCCACGTTGCGGTAGTCGAGACGGACCTGGAGGTTGTCGTCACCACGCAGGTTGACAGCGGCGTTGGTGCCGCAGATGCCGACGTTGATGGAGAGGTACTCCCGGTCCGCGACGATCCGCTTGGCGGTCTGAAGGTCCTCCAGCTTCGCAGAAGCCGTGGCCGTCGCCCAGGTCGGGCTCGCGGTGATCGAGTTACCCGCGTCACGGCCGAACGCGTAAGTGAACGCGTCGTAGGCCGAGTCCGAGTAGGTGACCGAGCCGCTGTCGAGGATGTTGCTCACCCACCACTCCAGCGTGTTCTCGATGCGGCGGACCATGTCGCGCTGGTAGCGGTCGACCCGGGCCTCGAGGCTGTTGGAAGTGGTGGAGCTGGAACCAGCCGTCAGGTAGATCTGGTCACCGATCGAGCGATCGTGCGCGAAGTCACCAGCGCGGATGGACTTCCGCATGGCGATGTTCGGGATCTCCATGTTGGTCATCGTCCGAGAACGATCACCAACGTAGACGGCCTCAGCCTCCATCGGGATGAAGGGAGCACCTTCGCGATCCAGCCGCTCGCGGCCGAACTCGACGTTGTCGGTGCCAGGGAACACGGCCGTGACGGGGTCCGCCAGAAGGCCCTTGAGGAGGCCGGGGGGCTCCTCGATGTTGAGGACGTTGTCGGTGAGGTACGAAGTCCTCAGAACGTCCAGTCCGCGGTTGTTCGGCATCAGTAGACCCCTTCGAGGTTGGTGATGAAGAAGCCCTTGGCGCGCATGCCGTCGTCGAGGGCCGAGTTGAGAGTGGTGCGGTTGATGCCCGCGGGAAGAACGACCTGGTCAGCCGGGATCTTGCCACCCATGATGACAATGCCCATGACCTCGCCATCGTCGGTGGTCTGGACGAGGCCGGTCTCGTGGAGGCTGAGACCCGTCTCACCGCCAGCGAAGCCGTCGATGGACTGGCCGGACACCCAAACGCGCCAGCCGGGGGTGCCGGTGGCGTCGTAGCTCAACGGCGTCAGGAAGGGAATCAGGTCGCCCTGATCAGTGGTGCCCCCGGTCAGAGTGCTGTCGTCGATGCGGGTGTCCGCGACGAGCGTGCCTTTGCCGTAGGTGCCGGTGGTGGCGGTGTTGACAGCCGCGTAGACGGCCTGGGTCATGTGAGTGACCTCAAGGTCCTTGGCGGCGAAGAGGGTCCTGCTGCGGACCATCGAGCGGTTTTGAAGAGCCATGTGCTTTTACCTCAGCTGCGCCCCATGGCGCGGTCGTTGGCGGCCTTGTGCTTGTCAGAGGCGGTCTTGCCCTTGGCAAGAGCGTCCATCTGCGCGAAGAAGTCACCCTCCGCAGGCGACTCCTCAACCGCTTCGCGCTTCTTCAGGCTCTTGCGAGCCGAAGCGGCGGGCGTGTCGGTGAACTCACTGTGGAGCTCTTCGAGAGCGGTCTGGTAGGCATCGAACTCGTCGAGCGAAAGGCTGTCGATGCCCTGCTCGTCGAGACCGAACTCCTTCTGGAGGGCCGCGATGGCGACCTGCTTACGGTGCTTCTTGAGGGCCTTCGGATCGGACAGATCGAGTTTCTTCTCGACCGTCGCGACCTCCGGCTCCTCGGTCTTGGCGAGCTTTTCGGAGAGGCCCAGGACCACCTCCGTCAGGCTGCCGAGGGCCTCGAGGATCGGCCCGTTGTCGTTGGTATCGGTCATGGTGGGTTGGTCCTCGGCCTCTCGGCCAGATTCCGCGGAACCTGCTGCGGACTTCAGCAGCAGGAGTTCTTTGTCGGACGGGTCGACCAGCGAGTATCCGCCAGCCGGGCTCGTCAGGCTCAGTTCGGCCAGTTCGCCGGAGCGCGCTTTGGCCTTCAGGGCGTCATCATGCAGCTGCACTGCCATCGCCCAGGCACCTTCGTGTTGAATCTCTCGTCCGAGGTGATCCTCGGTCGGGAAACGATCGTCGTGACCGCGCATGATGAACGACTCGACGACAGCAGCCTTGGCCTTGTCGAGGGCCGCGTCGCCGTGCTGAACGTCGAGAGCCATGCCAGCCGAGCCGAAGCTGTGGCAAGCCGCCTTGACGCCCGCTGCGTCCATGTAGTGGCCGTGCGCGTCCACCAGCATCGGGGCGTAGACGATGCCGTACAGCACGCCTTCCTCGTCTGCGGTAGACTTCATGATGGGCACGATCTCTAGCCCCGGGTCCTCTCCTTTGTGCTTGAAGAGACCGGGCATGAGATTGGCGCCTTCATCCACGAGTGCGACTCGCGTGACTTGGCTGACGACGATCTTCTTGATTTTGACGGCCATGGTGCGACTGACTTGTGGGTACCGTACGGACTAGACAAGCACCCCACCCAAATAATGGAAGATCGCACATCCAATCCCATGACTGACGCCGGAGCCATGTTCACTAGAAACGGCGAACAGGCTGTGTCCAAGTCGGTCGAAGAGATGTTGAACGAACCTCTTTGGCAAGAGGGGCCTTGGCTTGCAGAAGGACTAGTACCTAAAGAGTCTTCGATTCGGAAGTCCCTCTTCAAAGTTCGTGACCTGCCGGACCGTCCGGACAGTTCCAAGACTTCGGGGATGGGTGGCCGCTTGGAGCAGCCGTTCAACATGGAGCTCGCCGACTCCATGGTCGAGGTCAACCCGTACCACGGTTCGTGCCAGTCCACGCTGGTCAGCGCTACGTGCGGCGGCGGGATTTGTGTGATCGACGAGGACAAAACCGCGGAGGTCCGCCGGGCTGCCGAGCAGACTGACGTCTCTGCTGCCTCCGCGAAGCTGGGCGTGGTCGACTACGAGGCCACCGAGGCCCTCTACGAGATCCTCGACTCGATGTGCGAGCACGACTTCGACTCGCTGCTGCACCAGGTCGTCTCCAACTTCTGGGGCATCGGCCAGGGCTACATCGAGGCGGTCCGGTCGGACGATCTGGTCTCGGGACTGTACTGGGTGCCCGGCACCGAGGTCTGGCGTCACCACTTCCGTGACGGTCGGCGTGAGGACTACTTCTTCTCCAGCACCAGCGGGGACCTCAACGAGGTCGTCTACGCCGCCTGGCGCAAGCGCGAGAAGGTCCTGAGGGCTGACGAAGCCCGCACCGAAGATCTGGAAAACCTCACGGAGCTGATCGACTTCGTGCGGCCCACGACCCGCTGGGAAGGCTACGGCTCGCCGCACTGGCTGGCTGCGATCCCGTACATGGATGTGGACGTCCGCGCGCTCCAGCGCGTCTCGGACTACATGTTCAACGGCGGCATGCCGTCCAGCATGGTGTTCCTCGGCGGCGCCAACATGTCGGCCAAGCAGGTCGAGAACATGCGCGCGGTCATGAGCGGAGCTACCGGCAACCGGACGGGAGCCGGGGCGCTGTTCACTCTGCCGCAAGCTCCGAAAGATCGGTGCTGGCTCGAGCACGTGCGTATCGGCGACTCGGTCGACGGCTCGAACTTCCAGGAGATGCACGGCACGATCAACCTGTCGGTGGCCTCGGCCAACCAGGTCCCGCCCGTCCTCGCGGGCATCACGACCCCGGGCAAGATGGGCGCGGCGAACGAGATGGTGCAGGCCATCATGACGCTGCACACGAACGTCATCGCTCCGGTGCAGTCGTACCTCGCCAAGCGCCTGATGCGGACCCTGTTCTCGAACACGGGTGGCGTGCGAGGTCTGGCTGGCACCAAGATTCGCTTCAAGACCTGGATCGAGTCGATGGACATGGCCGCGCTCAACACCGTGGCGCGTCAGCGGGAGCAAGTGGCTGTCAACCCTGACCGGAACCCTGACGAGGGCCTGTACCGCTAATGGTCTTCAAGGACTCTGATCTTCTCCAGAAGGAGCTCAAGCTACTTCAGGAGACTGTCGCGGACCTGGCTGTAGCGACGTTCTCTGCGGAGGCAGGCCGCTACTCGGCGACGCTCGCTGGCTCGTTCACGCGTACTCCGCTGGACTTCACCAGACGAGGCTTCAGAACGACCATCACCACGCCGTTCTTCTGGGCCCGCATCCTGGACGAGGGCCGCGGTGAAGTCCGGCCCATACGAGCGAAGAGACTGTTCTGGTTTGCGAACCCGCTGCGGGACGACCCGAGACTTCAAGGCACCTACTACAAGACGGAGCTCGAAGCTCGTAGCCGCAGGCTGACCAGCGCGGATCTGAAGAAAGGGCGGCAAGACGGCACTCTGCGGTCGGCCAAGGTGGTTCCTGCGTTTCCCGGATACAAGTTCTCTGAAGCGGCCCGTGCGTCAGTCCGCAAAGACGTCAACAACTTGATCCCGGCGGGCATCCGCGCCTCGGTGCTGCGCTCTCTTCAGAATCTAGACGGCAACTTCAAGTTGCAGGTGACCTTCTAGATCCCCGATCGGGGGCAGCCGCAAGCGGACCAGTAGGCCATGCCTACGGTGTCCATCAGGTCGCCGGTCTCGCGCACGCCGAAGTTCGAGAAGGCGGCGTCGAAGTCGAAGTACGGGAAGTAGAAGTCGGTCATGCGCGCGTGGCGGATGGCCTTCTTGGTCACAGACCAGCCGCCCGGACCCGTGGGCGCGAACCGTGTCTCGTAAGGCAGGCAGCACACCACGGCGCCCGTGACCATGGCGAGATCTCGGATGTCCGACGCCCGGACGCTTCGTGCCTTGAAGTGCTGCGCCTCGACGACAGCGTGGTCCGCGTAGGGCAGGTCGACCCAGCGGAACTCGGAGATCAGGCTCGTGGTGTCCAGGACGGCATCGAGCGACTTACGGCGACACTTGCGAGGGATCTCGAGCTTGCCCGTGTCGTGGACCTTGACCAGGCGCTGGCGGTGCGTGGGCGGAAGCTCGTCGCCCTCGTCAGGCTCCCACTCCGTCAGCGTCCACATGATGTGGTGCAGCCCAGGATCGAGCGCGAAGATCCTCACGACTGGAGCTCGCGCTTGACGTTGCGAATGATCTGGTCGTAGATACGTTCTGCGGCCTCGGAGGCTGGCAGGCCGTCCTGGACAAGCTGCACGTACACGTTCATCTCGTCAGGCGTGACAGCGAAGCGCTGACCTCTGAGGGAGATGGTGTGGTGTTTGGTCGGCGACTGCTCGGCCGGGACCGAGGGCTCAGGCTCCTCGATGCGATCGAGGCAGACTTCCAAGCAACGCGCGTAGCCAGCGATGTCCTGCATCGAGTCCCGGTAAGTGGGGTTGTGCCACACGCGGATGATCTTGCCGATCACCATGTAGAGGCAGTGCTCCACGACGCGGTCGTAGTCGCTGGGCTCGTCTTCAGTGCCGTGGAACCGGCGGTGCGGAGATGCCAACAACGTCTCCCACATCTCGCGCATGGTGACCGAGTAGTCGAACGGGTGGCCGTAGTCCTTGGCCTTCTCTTCGATCAGCTCTTCGGGGTCAGCCATGGCGACGAGCCTCTCTGCGCTGAAACTCGCGGTGGATGGCAGCACGGCGCTGGTCCACGAGCTCCAAGGCTTCGAGTTCGATGTGCTGCACCAGGGCGCAGACGTCCTCCACGCACTCGACGTCCTCGGGCGCCAGATGGGGCGCCATGAGCTGCACCACGCGCTCGCACATCGTGTTCCAAGGAGCGATCAGGTTCGCCTCCTTGATTTGGTGCAGCCGCTGGACGTCTTCTGAAGTCCAAGTGCGGTAGTCGAGGTTCTCTTCTTCGGTCATAGGGGGGTGTCGGCTGGCACCAGCCAGCCTTGCTCGGTGTAGGCCTCCGGGGCGAACTTGTCCCAGCGATACATGGCAGCGGACTCGACGGCCTGAGGGATGCCCTCAAGCACGTGCCCCAGCCCCTCTTCCATCTGCTGCTCGACCGCTTGGATCATCTGATGGGTCTCAGTGTAATCAGCGCGGATTGGAACCTGGTACACGAGTTCGTCGTGTAGGAAGTCGAGGAACTGCACTCCGTGCGTCGGACTGCCGGGTTCGCGACTCGCGCGGACCGTGCGGAAGCAGACTTCCTCCATGGCTTCCGCTCCCGGCGGCTGGAGCATGAGGCCGTTCGCCGCTTCAGTGTACACGCAGTTTCGGCGGATAGCGCCGTGAGGCGTCTCGACGAAGTACCGGACCTGCTCCTCGCCTTCGTCGTCGAACTTGCAGAACGGCTCGTCCCGCATGGCCGTGCGGAGATGGTCGAAGCACGCCCGCTGCTCCGGGAATTCTCGCCGCCAGACCTCGCGGGCCTCGTTCATCTGGTCGAGCGTGATGTGCTCTAGGTTGTACGGCGGGGCGTGGGCCGTGATGAGCGCGGTGTAAGGCCCCATGCCTCCCCAGAAGCCCAGCCCGGCGGGCTTCGCCAGCGTGCGCCAGAGTTTGTACAGCTTGGGCTGGTCGGCCTTCAGCGCCTTGAAGGCGTGGTAGCAGTCCATGCCCTGGAGACCGGCCGTGAAGTGAGCGTCGTCGCCGCCCATGTCCCGCAGGAGGGCCGCGCCGAGGTAGGCGTGAGGGTCCTCTCCATTCCGCAGTAGCTCGACGAGAACGGAATCGACGCCCAGCTGACGGCAGCGCCACGCCGCCACGCGGAGCTCCAGCGCAGCGACGTCGGTGGAGACCAGCACGTATCCCGGGTCCGCGCCCAGCGCGAGCCGGATCCTCGGATCAGGGTTCTGCCCGTTCATGGACGGGTACAGCTTGCCCGAGAACGACCCGGTCCTCGAGGTGTTGACGAGGTCCTTGAAGTTGAACCGCATTCGGTCCGTGACCTGGATGTCCGTCCGGCTCTCTGAGTAGCCCTCGGGCTGCCGCTCGGGGATCTTGCGCGAACTCTCCTGCGAGTCCTTGCGAGACATGCCGTTGCCCTCGTCCCAGTAGAAGCGGTGGACGTAGTCCGTCCGCATCTTGATCACCGCTGCCCGGCGCGCGTACTCCTTGAGGACCGGCGACTCGATCGCCAGCGGCGTGTAGACCTTCTTGTCCGCGCAGACCCACTCAGGGTGCGCGTCGAAGATCTCGCTCTCGGCTGGCAGCGACTTGACACGCTCGCCGTAAGCCTGCTCGTGCTTCGCCACGCCCGTGTCAGTGAGCTTGATAGAGAAGTCCGGCACGGCCCTCGCCGCTTCGAGCGTCACCGCCTGGAGTTGCTTGCGGTTCAGCGACTCCTTCTTGCCCGCTGCGACCTTGACCGGGCAGTCACAGTTCTTCCGCTTGCAGCCCTCGACATGCGCCTTGGCACCGTTCGCGTAAGGCTGCGGCGGCTGCGGGGGCCGGATCACGCCCTTCTCGATCAGCAGCGGGTAGTTGTCCAGATCGAGCTCCGACTCGACCTCGTCGTCGATCGACATGAGCCGGTCGGCGTCCACGCGCATACCGTTCTGCGTCATCCACCCGAGTGCGAAGTGCTGACGAGCCCGCAGCGCAGCGAGGTTCGTGAGTTTCTTACCGCCGAGCGTTTTCTCGGCGCGCTTGAGCATGCGCGGCCAGATGTCGACCAAGTCCGTGACGTCGCTCAAGGCGTACTGCTTGAACTCGTCGGGCCAGTCCGGCACGGGCGTGTCGTAGACGAACGAATACTCGGTCCGCACCCCGGACACCTTCTCGGCCGTGCGGTCCTTGGAGAGGTACCAGCGAGACAGCGCTGCGGCGTTGTAGACCGATTGGCGGTTCGGGTCGTCGAACGGGCTCGACTCGATGTCGCCCCACTCAGCCAGCGCGAGGAACTTCTGCGCGGTCAGAAGGTCCACGACGCGGCCCTGGCCGTAGGCCTCCCAGATCTTGCTCTCAAGTTCCGGGAACTCGAGCGACAGAACGATGAAGTCGAACTGCGCGTTGACCGCCAGGAAGTAGGCCTCAGGGTTCTCCAGCTGCTGCGCGATCCATTCCAGGAACGCAGCGCGGTCGTCGAACTCCGGGTTCAAATGAGCGAGCCAGCCCACGGCTACGCCGTCTTGCATCCAGCCGACCTGCGCACATACAGGCTGGGGATACGGCGCTCCCTTCCCGATCGGGAAGGTCTCGGTGTCGATGGCGTAGAACGTGGGCATACGGCGCGCTCGGTGATAGAGCCATGCCCCTGATACGTTGGATGATGTGCGACCGGCTCAATGGCCGCGCATAACTACTTTCCCGGAGACGGGACCCCGAACGCGTGCCCGCTCAGGGGCTCCACATCAGCACGCGTCCAGGGCATGGCACACGACTCCCGCAAGGCGCCGTGTGTGTTTCAGATCACCACTTCGTCTTGTTGGCCCAGTACGCGGCGGACATCTTGCCTTTGCTGATGTTCTTGGCGTGCCGGGCTTTGAACGAAGCTCGTCGCTTCTTCTGCGCGTCGGTCTTCGGAGCCTTGCCTGCCCCGGAGACTCCTTGCTGGCCGAACCGGATCAGCTTGACCTTGTCGCCCTCTTTGGCAAGCACAGCGTGGGACTTGGTCTTGTGACCAGGAGTTCTCTTCGGCTTGTTGTAGCCCGAGAACTTCTCACCTCGGTAGTTGATCGCCATCAGGCCATCTTCTTCTTCTTGGACGTCTTCTTCTTCGAGGTCTTCTTCTTGGCAGTCTTGGCCGCTGCCTTGAAGTCGGCGTCGGAAGGGGCACCCTTGGCACCTTTCTTCCTCATCTTCTTGCCAGCCTTGCGTTTGGCGTTGATGTTGTCGTAGAGACCTTTCTTCTTTGCGGGCATGACGCTTCCTGTGAGAGGGTTACGAGGGTCCTCAGAAGCGTACAGCTTGCCTCTCGAGCTGCAAAGGTGGGGGCCCGAGTCCTTCATCCCGGGCCCCCGAGGGGGGTCACTTCGTGGTGAAGTGGTCGGCAGAGCTCCCGAGACCCTGCTGAGTGCGGGTGCCGTTCGGCACCGCGACGCCCGCGATCTGCGGGTTCGTCGCAAGGAAGGCGTCGACCTCGTCCTGCGAAGCGGCGCCATCGAAGTCGTAGACCGGGTACAGGTTGCCCGTGCTCTTGGCCTGACGCTGCGACACGTTCAGGTTCAGACCGACACCGTAGTAGGTGGCGGGGCTGTTGAGCATGTCGTTGAACGCGTTGGTACGCGTCTGGTTCGGATCCGCGATTCCCTGGAGGGCAGCGAGGATCTTGCGGATGGTCGGATAGAAGGCGAACTCGTTCGACTGCTTCAGCACGATCGAGCGCTTCGCTCCAGCGGGTGCGCCGTTCCCGTCAGGGGAAAGGTTCTTGAGCACCACGCCCTCGAAGATGGCGAGCATCGTGCCGCCCAGCTTCGGGTCCTTGGACTTACGGAACTCGGCGGCGGTGATGCTCCACAGGTACTGGCCCGGCTCAAAACCGGCACCGGAGCGCGTCGTCGAGACCTCTTTCGAGTCTCCCTCCGAGAAGTCGAACTGGAGGGGCTGGGGCTGTCCCGCCACAGGGGCGGCGCCCGGGTTCATGTTGGGCTGCATCGAGGCGATAGGAAGGGTGGGGGCGTTCTCGTTCATAGAACTAGCTTCTGGCTTCTGGCTTCAAGGTTCAGAGGCATCCAAAGCGGCGCAAATACTCCTTGGCCGCAGACGCACTCAGGTTCTCTACGTTCGGCACTTTGGACCGGATCATCTCAGGAGGCGGGAGCCGCGGAGGCGGGTCCCAGGCCGCAAGGATGGCCTTGTGATCATTACCGAGGATCTGATGGGTGAACGTAGCGTCCACCAAGCAGGCACCCAACGTATCGTGGTCCGTACCCTCGGTCAACACGATCTCAGCGTAAACCTCCGGGTTCGGCTGCCCCTGGCGGTGCGTGCGTCCGAGGGACTGCTCGAGGTCCGGAGCGGAGCGTACGACCTGGGCGTAGATCGAGGTGTGGAAGGAGTGCTGGAGGTTTAGCCCGACGGAGCAGGACTTGAGGGACAGCACGAAGACGTCCTTCTGCTTCGGCTTCTCGTAGAGGAGCTCGCGGTTCTGCTTCGGGTAACGCGGCCCCACTCCCCGCGCCTTGAATCCGACCTCGCGCAGTAGCTTGATCAGGCGGTCGGCCACGGCGTGGTTGTGTGCCCAGACCAACGTGCCTGTCTTCGTGCGATCGGTGAGCTTCTTCACGCGCTCGACCACGGCGTGCATCTTCCAGTCGCAGACGATCACGTAGCGGTGATCTCGCTCCAGCCGGTTCTCGAAGTCGAGCGCTTTGCGATCGTGCCACGCACTGACTACTGCGGGGGAGATCCCTTCCGTCTCCCCGGTGGCAATCTTTTGACCGACCTGTAGATCTGAATCGAATCCGAGAGGGCTAGTGCGAATCCAAGGAAACAGAACAGAGCGGTAGCTTTGGTCAGCCTCCAGATACGCCGCGGAGCGAACCAGCAGTTCTTCCGCTTCCGCCTTCGTGCAGTTGCGTCTCTCGGCGACGGTGTTCGCTGAGGGCCAGTAGGGGTCGTTGTAGAAGCCACAGGCAAGTTCCGCTGCGATGTTGTACACGTGCATCGGCGTCGCCACGAGCTCCCCGTTCGGCTTCATGCCGAGGTTCTCAAGGTTCTGCTTCATCCCCTGGAGACGCTCCCAGCCTTCGGCGGTGGGATCGTTGGGCACCTCGTGGTGACCGATGCGTAGGTCTGCCTCGCACGATGCGTTGCCGCCAGAGATGACGCCTGGTGCTGTGATCAGTCGCTTCTGGAAAGCCTCGCGAGCTCCGACCGCGTCGAAGCTGTAGTTGCCCTCGAAGTTCTTGCGAGCCCAGCCGGGGAGCCACGAGCACGCCTGCGTCACGTAGTTGGGCCCGTCGGCAGCCATCGTCGTGTCCCACTCGTCGAGGTTCTGCCGGTTGAGAGGGACCGGCGCGTTCTCTCCGAGGGCCTGGACGATGAGCTTATGGAAGTCAGCGAGCTTCTTCTTCGCCATCGTTCCCGACAGCGCGCAGAACTCGACGGGCTTTCCGATCTCCTTGGCGGTCTCCGACAGCACGCCCCAAAAGCGCTTCGAGCGGGCCGAATCGTTGGCAAGGGTGTGGGCCTCGTCGGCGATCACCAGCGTTGGAGAAATGCCGCGCATCACCTCGAGTCCGTCAATGTTCGACAAGGCTGTGTAGGGCGCGATGTAGAGGCCCGGACGCTGCTTCGAGATGATGGCTTGGCGCTTTGACTTCGTCTTTCCGCACAGCGAGTACCACTGGTAGCCCATGGGCATGCGCTCGCGCACCCACGGAATGTCCCGGGAGATCAACTGGTCAGCCAGCGACGGCGGGATGAGCAGCAATGCACGCTGGTGCCCGCGATACTTGAACCCGATGTGCGGCACGCAGAGCGAGATCAGCGTCTTGCCGCCTCCGACAGGAATGGGCGCGAAGAAGCCGCCCATCTGCTGGTACGAAGCCAGCGACCAGGCTTGCTCCAGCTTGAGCCCGAACGGAGTACCGTCCGGGTTCGGAGGGGCAGAGGCCAGCGTCACGTGACGCGAGTACTCTTCAGCCCACTCCTCACCCGGGCGGTTCAGGATCGGCAGCTGCGCGATCCGTTGGTTGTCCTGCTGGACTGTGATCACTTGCCGAAGTAGGTCTTGCGATCGGCCTTGACGCGCTCGATCAGCTCCGGCCTAGCGTCTGCGTTGAGCGGTCGGTCGGAGATCACCTTGCCCGTCTCGGCGTCGATCACGACCTCGCGGCCTTCCGTGTCCATGTCGATGTCCAGCAACCAGTCATTCCACTGCATCTGGTCGTCCTTGTTGATACGAAGACGCACGGTGCCCTCGGTCTTGTTGTTGCGGAGCACGATGCGCTTCACCTTCGAGGTGCCGGTGTGGGCGTTCGCCGCGTTGACGCTGATCACGCCTTCGTAGTCGCGAGCGATGAACATGCAGTCCTCGATGAGCACCTCGTCCGTCGAGCGGATGAGCGCAATGGGACGGTCGCCCTTCGTGTAGTCGAAGAGCGTGTTCCGCACCACGAG